CAAAATATTGGAGACGCCATGATTGGTGGTGGTATTGACAATATGGAAAAATATAAGTATATGATGGGACAGGCACATGCCTATTTAAAAATATCACAGGAAATATCAAGCCTGCTAAATCCTAGGGAGGAAAAAAATGATACTGAAAGAGAACAAGATCTCACAAACGTCATCCGATTCGGAGACCCCAAAGACTAAATCTGCATTATTAGATAAATACGAAAAACAAAATGCAGAAGCTAATAAAAAAGAAGTTGAAGGTTACGAACGTTTAAAATCAAAAGAATCATCAAAATTACCAAGACCCACTGGATGGAGAATGTTAATTCTTCCATTTAAAATGCCTGAGAAAACAAAAGGTGGATTATATTTTGGACAAGAAACTTTAGAACGACAACAAGTTGGATCAACTTGTGGACTTGTGTTAGCACAAGGACCTGATTGTTATAAAGACAAAGAAAGATATCCTGATGGACCTTGGTGTAAAAAAGGTGATTGGGTAATTTTTGCAAGATATGCTGGATCAAGAATCCAGATAGATGGTGGGGAAGTAAGATTGCTAAATGATGATGAAGTTTTAGCATCCATCGACAACCCTGAAGATATACTTCATCAATATTAAAACATAGAAGGAGATAAACTATGCAAGAAGAAGAAAACAAAACAGTTGATATAGATACATCTGGTCCAGGTGCTGAAGTTATATTAGATAATGAACCAGAAAACGAAAAGGAGTTAACAGATGAATCTACAGAAATATCTAAAGATACAGAAGTATCTGCAGAAAGCAGTGAGTCCGATGACTCATCTAAGAAATCTAGTGAGCAGTCAAATGTTCAAAATGATGAACAAAAAGACAAAGAACTGGAAAACTATAGTAAAGATGTTCAAAGAAGAATAGCTAAACTAACTCATAAATGGAGAGAAGCCGAGAGACAAAAAGAAGAAGCGGCTGAATTTGCAAAAGCTCAAATTAAATTGAGAGAAGAAGCAGAACAAAAAATCTCTAAACTTGAACCAGGATTCATGAAGTCTACTGAAGACTCTATTAAATCTGGTTTAGAAGCAGCTAAAGCACAATTAGCTAAAGCAAGAGAAGCTGGAGATATTAACGCTGAAGTCGAAGCTCAAGCTTTAATTTCTGAGTATGGATATAAACAAGCTAAATTTGCTGAAACTAAAAATAGACTTGAGGAATCTGAAAAAGTTAAAAAAAGTGAACCTCAAAAACCTCAATTTAACTTTAATAGACAAGAAGTGGCTCAAGGAACTCCTGATCCTAAAGCTGAACAATGGGCTAGTAAAAACTCATGGTTTGGTCAAGATACAGCTATGACTTATACTGCTTTTGATCTACATAAAAAGCTTACAGAGGAAGAGGGTTATGATCCTCAATCTGATGAGTATTATTCTGAAATAGATAAGAGAATAAGACTTGAATTCCCCCACAAATTTGCTAATAATACTAGCAAAGGGGAAACGACCAAACCCGTACAAACAGTAGCTAGTGCGAAGCGAAGTACAAATACTGGTCGCAAGACTGTGAGACTCACGCCCTCTCAGGTAGCAATCGCTAAAAAATTAGGTGTGCCACTAGAAGAATATGCGAAACAATTAAAAATCACGAAGGAGGTATAGCATATGGAAAATGATAAACTAAACAAGACCTCGCGTGCGAGTCAAACTAGAGAAAAAGAAGTTCGAAAAAAAGTTTGGACTCCACCATCATCTTTAGATGCACCGCCTGCGCCTACAGGTTTTAGACATAGATGGGTAAGAGCTGAAACTCTTGGCTTCAATGATACAAAAAATGTATCAGGAAGAATAAGACAAGGTTATGAATTAGTGAGAGCTGATGAATATCCAGAAGCAGATTATCCAATTGTTGAAGACGGCAAATACGCAGGAGTAATCGGAGTTGGTGGCCTTGTGCTGACAAGGGTACCGGAAGAGATCGCAAAACAACGACAAGAGTACTATGCTAAGCAAGGTACTGAACAAGTTGAAGCACTCGACAACGATCTTATGAAGGAACAGCATCAGAGTATGCCTATCAATATTGATAGACAATCTCGTGTAACCTTCGGTGGCTCAAAGAAAAGTTAATTTTTTAACGATTCCTAACCATCAAAGGATAAACTAAATAAATGTCTATAAGGAGGACACAACTATGGCAAATAAAGACGCAGCGTTCGGTCTAAGACCGATCGGAAAAGTTGGTCAGAATAGAGACGCACAAGGTTTATCCGAATACAGCATTGCAGCAAGTTCAGCAGCAATCTACCAAAACGATCCCGTTATTATGGCGGCGACTGGTGAGATTGAAGTTGGAGCAGCTGGTGATGTTTTATTAGGAGCACTTACTGGTGTATTCTATACTGACGCATCAACAAGCAAGCCTACATGGGCGAACCACTTAAACGCATCTAACACTGCAACAGATATTGTTGGATTCGTAAGTGATGACCCTTATGAAAGGTTTGAAGTACAAAGTGCTGGTACAGTAGCCCAAACAAACATTGGTAACTGTGCTGACATCGTGTACGCAGCAGGTAGTTCGCATGACTACGTTTCAGGAGTAGAAATTTCTGGAACTATGGCAGCAACTGCAGCTCAGTTAAAAATAATAGGTGTTTCTAAAGATCCTGAGAATAACGAACTAGGCGCAGCTAATGCGAATGTAGTCGTTACTATCAACGAACACTTTATGAAACAAACAGCCGGAATATAAGGAGTATAAATTATGGCGATATCAAGAGGACAACTAGTTAAAGAACTAGAGCCAGGTTTGAATGCTTTATTCGGTCTGGAATATAAACAGTATGAGAATCAACATGCTGAGATTTACACTACTGAATCTTCTGACAGAGCGTTCGAAGAAGAAGTAATGTTATCTGGGTTTGCTCAAGCACAGACTAAGTCTGAAGGTGCTGGCGTGGCTTTTGACAATGCTCAAGAGACTTTCACAGCTAGATACACTCACGAGACTGTAGCTTTAGCGTTCTCAATTACTGAAGAAGCTATTGAAGATAATCTGTATGACAGATTAGCATCTAGATACACAAAAGCGTTAGCTAGATCAATGGCACAAACAAAACAAGTGAAAGCAGTAAACCCACTAATTCAAGGTTTACCTACAACTGATAACTACGATTCAGGTGATGGTGTTTCTTTATTTAACACAGCTCACCCAACAATTGCTGGTACAGTAGCTAACACTTTAGCAACTCAAGCTGACCTTAACGAAACTTCATTGGAGCAGTCTTTAATCGACATCGCTGCAATGACTGACGAAAGAGGTCTAAAAATTGCTGCTAGAGGAATGAAAATGATTATTCCTTCTGAGCTTCAATTTACAGCTGAAAGACTTATGAAGTCTGAAAAAAGAGTTGGTACTGCTGATAATGACACAAACGCTATCAGATCAATGGGAATGGTTCCACAAGGTTATGTGGTTAACAATTTCTTAACTGATACAGATGCGTTCTACATTATCACAGACGTGCCAAATGGTATGAAATACTTCCAAAGAGCAGCTATCAAAACTGCAATGGAAGGTGATTTCGATACTGGCAACGTAAGATACAAAGCTAGAGAAAGATACTCTTTCGGAGTTTCTGACTATAGAGGTATCTTCGGTGTTGAAGGTGCTTAATACCTAATCATTTTGAGGCGGGACACAATCCCGCCTCATTTAACATATAGAAAGAAAAAACCATGAATAAATACTTAGTTAAAATTTTTACAAAACATCTTCAAACACAATTTGAAATCGAAAGTGATAAAGAAATAAATGATGCGGACGAGCTAAATAAACCTATCATTGACTTTCTAGGAAAATCTGATATAAAATGGGAACAAAATGATTTACAGTACAATAGTACTATGAATGATTTTTACATAACCTATGAGGAGGTTAATAATGGCTCAGGACAACATGGTATTGTTCGCGAAGAAACTGAAACTCGAGTCTAGATGGAACGAGTTGTTTCTTGAAAACAAAGGACAAATAACACCAGAAATGTCTGTTCTTGGTGATGAGATCAAAACAGTAATTAGATCAATCATTAGGCAACAGGAAGAGCAAGTCCGAACCAATCCGTTAGATGGTGAAATTCATCTTTACGCTGGTTAATTAGGACTAATACATCGTTGGAAA